GTAGACGTTGGTGATTGGATGTGGGACAATAGAGATAGTTACAACGGACTTTCAGTGCTTCCATACAATGGGGGAACCTACACACAAGCGCCATTTGAGGACTGCTCTAAGGAAACATATGAAGCAATGCTTGGTTCTCTTACCAAAGTTGACCTATCCATGGTTAGGGAAGAGGAAGACAATACAGACCTTAAGGGCGAAGTGGCCTGCGCAGGTGGTGCTTGCGAAGTTAAATTTATTTAAAAAAGTACTTGCATTAATTGATATAATTTAGTAATATTAATCTACCATTAAAAAGGAGTTATTATGTTTGGTGATAAAGAAGAAGATCTATTGACAAAAGATGAACACATTGTAAATTTTATGAGAGCATTTGTGGCGATTGAAGAGGAAATGCAACCTTTGAAGGAGCACCTTAGAGATCTAAGAAGCAGTTATGCTGAGAATGATTGGTTAACTAAGGAGGATATGAGAATGGCAGTGAAGGTTTTTAGGATGCTAAAATCTGGTGATGATCTTGAAATGATCACCGATTACTTTAATCATCTTAAGCATAATTTTGGAGGCGCTGATGTCGAATAGAGTAGAATATTTGAAACCTTTAAATAGGTATGTTACAATAATCCCTCATTTTAACGAAAACAGAGCGGAGACGGGAGTGCTTTTGCCGGAGGACTTTAAACAAGAAGACTCTAGATTTATCAAAGCGACAATTGTACATGTTGCAACAGATTGTAAAGATGACCTAAAAAGAATGAAAAACACTTCTAGGTCTTCAACCGTAACTGCTGTTGTAGACCGAGCAATGATTGAAGAGGTTGATCTTTCGGATAGAAAGCACTACGTTGTGCTAGAAAATTACATAGTCGGAATCTACAGAGGACCAAATGAGAGTTAGTTTGTTTGGAGATGATATTGGTGCGGTTGAATACGTTTCACATATGGGTTCAGATTTGTCGGTTGTTAATGCGGCCAGAGTATCTTTCGGAACAGAAAAAGATACAGTTGACGAGAAAGACGTCAAGTTAATTAACTACCTTATGAAGCACAATCACACTTCTCCTTTTGAGCACTGTGTTCTTACTTGTAAGTTCACAGTGCCTTTGTTTATAAGGAGTCAGCACCATAGGCACCGTACTTGGGCGTACAATGAAATCTCAAGACGGTATACTTCTATAGATATGAAGTTTTATGAACCAGAGCAATTTAGAACGCAACATAAAAGTAATAGGCAAGCAAGCAACAACGAGTTAGTTAATCCAATTCTTGACTACAATAGGTCAGGTTTTCCTATATCTTCAGATGCCTCTCAACTTGTTAGATCTCATCATGTGGAATCTTTAAAGTTATTTGAAAAATTGCTAGATGCCGGAGTTTGCAGAGAACAGGCGCGGGGTATTTTACCACAAAACCTTTACACTCAATATTTTGGTACCGCAAATTTACATAACATGCTGAAGTTCATTTCGCTTCGTGTGCACGAAGGGGCACAATGGGAGATACAAGAAGTTGCTAAAGCGTGCTTGCAAATTGCCAAGGAGCACTTTCCACATTCCGTGGAGTCTTTTATAAAGCATAAAATGGAGCACTGATGAAAAAATATTTGTTTTTATTTCTTATCTTGGGTTGTGCAGATACCCACAATACTGAGGAGTCTGCAGGTTCAGAGGATGAACCGAGGTTAATTCTTGGAGGTTCAGACCTTGGAAGGGATGTACCGATAATTGATTGGCAACCACCTGAACCACAAGAACCGGACATGTCCGCCGAAGAAATTTGCGAATTGGTCTCAGTCGCAGACGTTGAAGAATATTGCCTTTGCAATCAACAATGTTGCGACAGACAAAGATGGTATTGTCCACCTAACCCAAGTCAATCAATTGATGTGATGCAGGTTATTGTTGAGATATGTGATGAAAACAAAGTGCCCTGTACATATGGTCGAGATGAAGATTGCCCACCGCCACAAATTTTACACAGGAGTGATTGCTACACACAGTGGGACTGCCCCCCAGGTACAAGTGGAGAATTCATAGAGTGGTTCGAGTGCCAACTTGAGGATGGTACTCTAGGAAGACAGCAAGTACTCTGCAATAAAGGCAATCTTGTACACTTGCCCTGCCGGCCATGTAATCCAGAGCAATGCGACGGCGAAGACAATGACTGTGACGGCGGCATAGATGAGGGTCGGTTTGAATGTGAGAATGAGTGTGGCACAGGTTGGGGATTTTGTATTGATCAGCAAGTTGTAGATTGTAATGCAAATCAACCATCGGAAGAGAGGTGCAATTTTGAAGATGATGACTGTGATGGTAATGTTGATGAAGGGCAAAGGAATGCTTGCGATAGGTGTGGACCCCTTATGGCAGATATTTGTGATGGCGACGACAACGACTGCGACGGACTCACCGACGAAGAATTAGTCAGGGAGTGTGAGACAGATTGTGGGAGAGGGGTTGAGACATGTGAGTCTGGAAACTGGATCTCGTGCACTGCAAGACAACCAAGCGAAGAAGAGTGTGACGGCGAAGACAACGATTGCGATGGACAAATTGATGAACAACTACAATGCCTCTGTACTATAGAGGATGTTGGCAACCTTGTGCCTTGCACAGAACCACCGCTGATCTGTGGTCAAGGTTTTAAAACTTGTGAGTGTATCGATGCTGAGTGCACGCAGACAAGAATGACTGAATGCGCCGCACTCTGCCAGTATGTTGCTATGCCTGGTCCGCCATGTGATCCTACATCTGGCATCGCTTTACAAATGGAAGAATGCAATAACTTTGATGAAGATTGTGATGCGTCTATAGATGAAGAACTAACTCAAGGTTGCTACACAGGTCCACCAGATACTTTCCTTGTGGGGGTTTGTAGACCTGGTGAGGTTTATTGTAGTAATGGTGTATGGGGGAGCGATAAGAACAATAACTTCGAACCTGGACACTGTTCGGGTGAAGTTACTCCACAAGAAGAAATTTGTGATGGCGCAGACAATGACTGCGATGGTGTTGTTGATTACGGTGAAGAAATAAGAGAGACTGATATATTGTTTATATTAGATTGGTCAGGTTCAATGGATGATGAGATTGCTGCAGTAAAGATTGCACTAAACAGGTTTGCTACTCACTTTGCAGCAGAGGAACCACTACAGTGGGGACTAGTGGTGGGACCAAAAGAGTTTCAAGAAGATGGAGATGAGTACTTGGTGAAAGTTTCAGACATATTGCCTTTCGATCAATTTCTTGCGAGTTTTGCAGCACTAGGAGATGAGGGGATGGATACTGGAAATGAAATGATTCTTGACGCTGTTTACTTATCAGTACAGAACATATCAGGCAATGCCCCTGTTGATATTGCTGCTACAAAATGGTTTGCCGACACTGGATCAAGACCTGCTAAAGAAAATTTTTCTATAAACTGGCGTCCTAACTCGGAAAGAATTGTCATAATTTTCAGTGATGAAGTTGAGCAATCTTATCTGCAGTGGGCAGATCATGATATCCAAGGGAGACCGATAACAAAAACAGTTGTAGAAAATGCAGTAAGGGCAGGTTTAGGTTTAAAGGTCTATGCTTTTTCAGGCGGCGGTTTCGCCGGCCGACCAGATTTTTGGACAGACATTAGTTTGGCAGGTAATGGTGGAAATTTTGATTTGACATCAAATGCTGTAAATATGTATAACGACCTGATGTCTATAATTGATGAAGCGTGTTTGCCAAGAGAAGAGGAGCAGGATGAGTTTGAAAGAATATCGATGACTGCAACTTATGATGACCTTTTAGGTTTATGTTACTAGAGTTTAGTAACATTGTAGTGGGGTCTTGTGTAAGTGCGCTTTTAAAATCCTACGTTAATAATTACCCGATAATTCTAGTAGATCAAAACATGCCAACCCCTGATGTTGAACTAGGGCAACTTGTCAGGGTGCAAAGTTTGCAGAGTAAAAGTGCTTTTGAGATATGGTCAATACTTAAATTTATCTTATCTATGAGGGGTAAAATAGTTAATACAGTTAGTTTGCCAAGTGTTAGAATTGAAGGGGATATTTTAACATTTCGTGATTCTAAAATTAAGTTTAATAAGTGTCATTTGTTCCACGCACCTGTTGTCAGTTCTGACCTAGATATAAGCAGAGTAGACAGGAGAGATATGTATAAGACAGTAGATTTTTTAAGGTTAAAATTTTGTGACGCTACTAACTTAGGCAGCATATTTCCAAAAGATACATTTATTGACACAATTAAATCTATAGCAAAAAAAGATTTGATTGCTGTATCTTTCTTGGAGAAAGAAAACTTGAATTCTTTCGACTATTCTGATACAATTGTTAGAATGATTACGGAAAAACTTCTTTTAGATAGTGACAGAATAGTAAGACCATCGGTTGGTCGGCACAGTAGTTCTTTGCGCAAACCAAAATTGGAAGTGATAAAAAGAGATGTGTTCCCACTTGAAGAAGTAGTTTTCAAGAGCACCAAGAGGATAAAATATTATGATGGGAAAAAGCGAATCAACATCATCAAGACATATTGCAGGAATAATCCCAGTATCCAAAGTTGAATCAGATATAGACCTAGTGTTGCATCCTAGTGCACTGCCAATAGCGAATAACTTCTATGCAATACAAAGGAGTATAGTAGAGTGTTCGTATATAGGATGCAAGACAATATGGGTTGTTTGTGATGAATCTGTAGCACCGCTCTTGAAAAAAATATGTGGAGACTTTGTACTTAATCTAGATCAGCATGAGAGATCAAAATTTGCTAGGTACCCAAAGGAGCATAGAACATATACACCAGTTTTTTATGTTCCTACGTCTTACAAAAATATGAATAAAAATGGAATAGCAGTGTCAGTGATGGAAGGTGTTTACGCTAGTTATTCGATTAGTGATAAGTTAAGTAAATGGGTAGTGCCCTACAGATACTATGTTTCTATGCCATATGGTGTCTATTACCCGAGGGACGTAAACTTAAGATCAAAAATTAAAAGTAACGAATCAGTTTTTTTATCCCATCTAGGACAGAACGCTAGAGACAACAAGCACATAGGTTTTAGTTTTAGTGGCAGGCAGTTTAAACACTGCTCTTATTTGTTTAAAAGAATGAACGTGAAAGAGGATTATACACTTGACAAAGTATTTGATGATGTTATAATGAGTGAAAATAGTGAAACACATAACGTAGATTACTATTACGATATATCTTCTTGGTCGGGTTATCAAAAGATGATGAGCGACCCTCTTACTGTAGACAGTGATTGGAGATATTGTTTTAATAATGCTTTTAAGAAAGATGAAAGGAATATAGTTTGAGACAAGAATCAACAATACCCTTCGTGGGATTACATGCACATTCTGTGGCGGGTTCAATATTTGATGCGTTGGGGTACCCTCAGCAGCATATGGATTATGCATTTGAAAATGGCATGGATGCGCTTGCACTTACAGATCATGGTAATGCTAATGGTTTAGCATATCAAGTCTTGCATGCAAAAAAGATGAAGAGCGAGGGAAAAGATTTTAAACCAATCTTTGGTTGTGAAGCATATTTTGTGCCAAGTATTGCAAACTGGAAAGTTGATTACGAGAAGGCGAAAGAAGATTCTAAAAACGCAAAGGCGCTAGAGGACGTGCAATCAGGTGCAACTGTAGAAAATGAGGCGTCCAAAAAGAAGATGAAGTCTATTCTAAATAGGCGCAGTCACATGATACTATTAGCGATGAATCAGACAGGTCTTCAAAATATTTATAAGATGATATCAAAGTCTTATACTGGAGACCACTTCTATAGGTATCCAAGAATTGATTACGCCCTTTTGAAAAAGCATAACGAGGGAGTCATCGCCGCATCTGCCTGTTTAGGTGGTGTGTATGCTGGCAATTATTGGCAGAACAGAGATGAAGGCGAAGACGCTGTCCTCGATGCCATGCGGGAAACAACGCAGAAGATGCAATCCATATTTGGTGATCGATGGTATGGAGAACTGCAATGGAATAACGTACCGGAGCAACATACTCTAAATCAGTTTATCATCCAGATGCACTATGAGTTTGGAATTGAACTTATATCGACAGCAGATTCACATTACTATTCTCCCGATGCCTGGAAAGATAGAGAACTTTACAAGAGATTAGGTTTCCTTGGCAGGAAAGTTGAATGGTTATCTGATGAGTTGCCAGTTGACGTTGATGATATAGGGTATGAACTTTACCCCAAGAATGGCGATCAGATGTGGGAAAGTTATAAGAAATACTCTAAAGAATGCGGCGTAGAATATGATGATAATATTGTTTTGAATTCTATAAAGCGGACTTATGATATTGCGCACAATCGAATTGATGCATTTTTGCCAGATAATAAAGTTAGATTACCAGATTTTGTTGTACCTGACGGTAGCACAGCAGGGGAAACTCTTATTGCTTTGTCCGTAGCGGGAGCGAGAGACAAGGGTTTTGCTGATAATTCAATCTACATTGAACGATTAAAGCATGAGGTTAGGGTGATAGAAGAAAGGGGGTTCAGCAAGTACTTCCTTACTATGAAAAAGATTGCTGATGAGGCAACAAAGATGCAATTAGCAGGCGCAGGAAGAGGTTCTGCGGCGGGTTCTCTTGTTGCTTATGCCTTGGGTATTACCCAAATAGATCCTATCCGTTATGGACTGCAATTTGAAAGATTTTTAACCAAAGGTGGATCAGGATATCCTGATATTGATTATGATGTGTCAGACCCTATGGTGCTCAAGGAACACCTCATAAGTGAATGGGGTGATGATGTTGTTGTTCCAATTACAAATTGGAATACTTTACAACTAAGATCTCTAATAAAAGATATTTCAAAGTTTTATGGCATTGAGTTTTCTGAGGTCAATGCCGTAACCAATAAGATGGTTTTTGAGGCAACGCCACTAGCAAAGAAAGCGCACGGTATTACTGCAGGTGTTTACAATCCGACATTTGACGAACTTATGATGTACTCAGAATCTTTGCAAAAGTTTCTTGATAAGTATCCAGATGTAAAGACACACGTAAATGCACTTTATGGACAGACAAGGTCAGCGTCACGGCATGCTGGTGGCGTTGTGGTAGGCGAGAATTTAAATCAATGGATGCCACTTATAAATTCAGGAGGAGTTAGGCAAACACCTTGGTCCGAAGGACAGAATGTCAGGCATCTTGAACCTATGGGTTTTATTAAATTTGATATTTTGGGACTTGCATCTTTACGAATGATAGAAGATGCGATTAGACATGTGCTCGTTAGATATGAGGGGGTTGAAGATCCGAACTTTGAAGACATCAGGAACTTTTACGAAGATAAATTACATCCTGAAAAGATAGATTTAAATGACAGGGAGGTGTGGGAAAATGTATTTCATCAAGGAAAGTGGGCAGGTATATTCCAGTTTACAGAAGGTGGAGCACAATCTTTTTGTAAAAATGCTAAACCAAACAATATCACAGACCTTGCTGCCATTACTTCTATATATCGTCCTGGTCCATTATCTGCTGGGGTTGACAAAATGTATATCGGTGCAAAGGAAGAACCAGAAGAAGTAGACTATGTAAATGATTACGTCAGGGAAGTTACTGAAGAGACATACGGTTTCTTAATCTTCCAAGAACAGATTGCAATGCTTGCCCACAAGTTGGGTAAAGACTTGACACTAGATGAGGGTAACAAACTTAGAAAACTGCTCACGAAAAAAGGAACAGGATCTGCTGATGTAGAGAAGGATAAAATCTATGACAAGTTTCGTAGAGGTTGCATCGAAAAGGGGATGAAAGAATATGAAGCAAAACAGTTGTGGGAAAAGTTTGAGTATTTTTCAGGGTATGGTTTTAATAAGTCTCATGCTGTATCCTACTGTGTACTATCTTTTCAGTGTGCTTATTTACTTAATTATTATCCAGAATGCTGGTTGGCAGCATTTCTAGATAAAGAACCAGATAAGAGAAAAGAAAGAGCAATAAACATAGCAAAGTCTTATGGTTACAATATTGAACCGTTGAACGTTAACACTTCAGGTGTCAGGTGGGAAATAAGTAAAGATGGCAAGACATTGATACAACCTCTATCTTCAATTAAGGGTCTTGGCATGACGGCGATTGAACAGATTATAGCGAACAGACCGTTCAACAAGATAGAAGACTTTTTATTTAATGAAAACATAGTTTACTCTAAACTTAACAAGAAGGCAGTCTCGGCGTTATGTTTAAGTCAAGCACTGAACTGCTTAATGGATGACAGATTTACAGGACTTAATCATTTCTGGTCTGCGGTTGCAGTAGAGAGACCTCGTAAAGAAAAGAATCTTTTAGAGAATATTGAAAAGTTTCAGAATGAAGGCGACATGACGGAAGAGGAAAAACTACAGCACCTGGTTAACCTTACAGGTATTTTTCCAATCAGTTCTGTTGTCAATGAAAGTTTACAAAATTGGTTTGAAGAAAGAATGATTCCGCCAATATCTGAGTTCGATGCAGAACTCCAGGTTTGTTGGTTTATACCAAGACAAGTCTTGCAAAAGAAAACAAAAAATGGTAAACTGTTCTATGTAGTCAAGGTGATTGATGCTAATTCTGAAGAGAACACTATAAAGTGTTGGGGAGTAGATCCAGAAAAAGACAGCATCTACATCAATAGACCTTACATGGCGAGGTTGGAATGGAATGCCCAGTGGGGATTCAGCACAAGATCCGTCAGAAGAAATTTTAAAATGTTAGCGTAGGAGGAAAATACAATGGCTAGATTAAAAGGTTTTGCTGCCAAAATGATGGCAGATCAATATAAGCAAGCACTGGATAAGAAAGGGTATGCATTCTTTGAAAGTGGAGATTTAAATCTCAATATTATAGGAGTCCGGAACGATTCGGGAGACGCATCAAAGTTTGATGATTCAATTAATGTGATATACAAGTTGAATGGAGACTGGGTGGTGGACGTTTATCCTGTTACAACAGAACCAGGTCCCAGCATACTTAGAAACCCTCTAAAAGAAGTTAGGCACAAAGGTACAGCGATACTTGTGCCAAATCAGTACAGATCAACTTACATTATAGGTTGGCATGGAAATAGAAAGAAAGGTCACACCGCTTTAATTCAGCGAGGTGGACAGGTTTCTGTTTGGAGAGATAACAACAGAGACACAACACCAGATTATCACGGACCTGAAGAAGAGGGGTGGTTTGGTATTAACATACACAAGCACAGAGGATCTAACGCCAGGATTAACACAGGTGGCGCTTCAGCAGGATGTCAGGTGTTCCAGAGTAGCGTTGATTTTGCGGAGTTCATGGAAACTTGTCAAGATGCTTCGGACAAGTATGGCAACAGTTTTACTTACACTCTACTGGACGAGCAAGATTTAAATGAAGGTGTTTGTAAAGCATGACAGTAAAAAATAGAACTATATTTTGCGACATTGATGGAACGATATTTAAATACAGGAAATTCGAAACGCTGAAAACAACGAAACCGGAGTTTACACCAGGTGCACTCTCTAAACTAAAAGAGTGGAAGAGGCAAAAGTGCATGATCGTCTTTACAACTGCTAGACCACAGGAATATAGAGACCACACAGTCAAAGAGTTGTTGATGATGGGTGTCCCGTGGGACAAACTTATAATGGGTATTGAGAGGGGTCCAAGATATTTAATCAACGACATGGACCCTGCAAAACCTGGACTAAGAGCAATTGCGTATAGTATTGAAAGAGATAAAGGACTTAAAAGAGTAGTGGTTGGTGCCACAGAGGAGATACACAGATAATGTCAGAATTAGTGTCTAAAGTTTACAAGTTAAGGGAAAATGCTATTTTACCGAGTCGTGCACATCATCAAGACGCAGGTGCAGATATATATTATTGCCCATCAGAAGTGGTCGCAGTAGAGGTTCAACCAGGCGAGACTGTGGTTCTAGAGACAGGGTTGAAGGTAGAAGTGCCGGCCGGTTACATGATGCAAGTGATGAACAAGTCAGGTATTGCTAGCAAGACCCAGTTACTAGTCGGTGCATGTGTCGTTGACAGGGGTTACGACGGAGAAATATTTGTAAACTTGCATAACGTAGGTAAACAAGTTCAAAAAATTGAACCTGCCCAAAAAATCGCCCAGGTAATTTTTGTCAGAATTGAAACACCGGATTTTTATGAAACTACAGAAGATAGCGTATATGTAATGACTACAGATAGGGGAGACGGTGGGTTTGGTTCAACAGGACTTGAAGCAGAGACTGAGGAATGACAAAAGCAGCAAGAAAATTAAAGAGAATCAAGCAGAAGAAGCACAAAAAGGATGTGAAGATTGCGCTAGGTTTGTTTGATAAAATACCAGATCACTGCTTGACTTGTCATGCTCCGTATGATAGAATGAATAAAGAACAAGTGATGTCTTGGAAAGTAGTTGTTAGGGAAAAACAAGAAAAGGTAAATCTGTATTGTCCTAATTGCTGGTCTAAGGCAACTAGTCTAATAAAAGAAATGGAAAGGGAATTAAATGAAAAGACAACTGAATAGTTTTGATGACGTTTTGCTAGTCCCTCAGTATAGTGACATTGAGTCTAGATCCGAGATAGATTTGTCTAGAAAACTAGGCAACAAGAGTTACACGATACCAGTAATTACAAGTCCTATGGATACAGTGACTGGACAAGAGATGGCCGCTGTATTTGGTGAATTGGGCGGTCTGGCAGTTACTCACAGATACTGTACACCAGGAGAGCAAGCAGATATGACACCATGGAACGCTGCGGCAGCGGTTGGTGTCACAGGCGACTTTATGCAAAGAATTGATCTCCTTGCAGAAGATCGAAGCGTTGAGACCTTTTGCTTAGATGTCGCCCATGGGCACCATGCTTTAATGGAAAGAGCGATTAAGCAGATAAAGGATAAGTATGGAGAAAAGTTGAATATTATTGCTGGTAACGTTGCAACACCTAGAGGGTATATGGCACTATCAGAGTGGGGTGCTGATGCTGTAAGGGTTGGAATTGGTGGAGGTTCAATATGTTCAACCAGGATACAAACTGGACATGGCGTGCCAACTTTTGAATCTGTTCTAACATGTAGTTATGAAGATGGCGCTACAATAATTGCAGATGGAGGTATCAAGACTGCAGGCGACATTGTTAAATCACTGGCGGCAGGGGCAGATTTTGTTATGCTTGGGTCCCTACTGGCAGGCACAGATCAAAGTCCCGGAAATATATTTCAAAGCAATGATGGTAAAAAATATAAGGTCTATAGGGGCATGGCATCTGTTGAGGCGCAAAAAGATTGGCGAGGTGAGGCGAGATCTCTAGAAGGAATCTCTACAACCATACCGTATAAAGGATGTGTAGTTAACATAATGCAGGACCTAATGCAAAACGTCAGATCAGGACTTTCTTATACAGGTGCTAGAAACATAACTCAGTTACAAGCAAAGGCAGAATTCATAACTCAGACTGCAGCATCTCAAATTGAGAGTAGCACTCATATACTGAGGTCCAAATGACCTACTATAGATACGGAAAGCAGGAAAAGAAAATTACTTTTGCTGATACAGATGGTCGGCATGCCGAACTAAGACTTAAATTAAGAAGGGACGGTATCAGTCAGGTAGAGTTTTTTAAAGCAATGATCACAGGTTACATTATGAATGACCCTAATGTCCTTATGTATATTACAAAAGTAAAAGGAGACAAGGGCACAATTGGCAAGAAGAAGATTGCCAAGCAGAACAGTGACGTTGAGAAAGGTAACCAAGTCTTGCAAGATCTTGGTCTTACAGAAAGGGATATTGATTTTGTTTTTGATTTAATTGAAAGAGGAGATGATGACATTTAATGAGTGTCTTACCAGAATGTGCAGAATTATGCAAAGAGAAGAAAGTCTCTTGCCCAAACAGTGACTGTAGAATGTGGATTGATTATGAGGATGAAAACAATTGCTGTCTCATTTCAATACGAGAAAAGCAGATTAAAACTGCTGGAAAGTCGCTCACTCTTCATGAGGTGGGGGAGAGATTAGATATTAATTATCTTAAGGTTAGGCAGATAGAATTATCTGCCCTAAGAAAACTATCGAATAAAACAGAGATTAAAGATTTAATTGAAGAGATTAAACAGTAAATTTAATATACTTTTAGGAAAAAATAATCCTATTTATTACTGTTAACACAAAACCTATTTTGTTAAAAAGGAGATTGACATGTCAGATAACAAAAAGAAAGCACTCTTAAATGAGACGACGACCAGAAGATTCTGGAAGTTGGCAGGACTAAAACCAATTCATGAGAAGGCATTTGTCTTTGAGGAAGAAGAAGAATTGGAAGAGATGGATCGTTCCAAGGAAGACGACGACGACGTTAAGGAAGAGGGCATGGACCGTGCCAAGGAAGACGACGACGTTAAAGAAGAGGGTATGGATCGCTCTTCAGAGGACGAGGAAGATACCAAGAAAGAAGGAATGGATCGCTCAAAGGAAGATGATGACGAACCAGTAAAGGAAGGTGAAATCGACGAAATGGGACTATCCATGGCAGACGAAGATGAACCTGACATGGATGCTGAGATGGGAGATGCCGAAGGTCCAGAGGACGGTCAAGACATTGAAGTTGACGTTCCAGAAGGCGATGTCGCATCGCTTAGAACTGCTAGGGATATCCTTGACCAGATTCTATCTGCTGTTGAAGGTGGCGAGGGCGAAGAAGATGATGACCTTGGTGCCGAAGACGACCTTGGTGGTGAAGAAGAAGACGACCTTGGCGACGAACTTCAGGAAGTAGATCAAGAAGAACTTGAAGAAGTAGCAGAGCGCATTGCAGCGAGGGTTGCTAAGAGAATCCAAGAATCTTTTAAAAAGAAATAATTAACTTGACTCCATTGAAAGGATCTGTTAGTCTAATAATATGAGTACAGATTTGATATACGCACTATTCTGGTTTTCTATTGGAGCATTCCTACATCATGCGCTTTCGCTTCTTATAAACCGTAAGGAGCGAAGGCACTATTACTATTCCCTTACTGTACAGTTGCTTACTCTATCAAGTATCTTTAGAGGGCAGATGGAGGAAGCGCTAGACCAAAGGAAAAGAATCCTCTCAGAAAGTAACATGACTGAAGAAGAAATTGAAAAAGAGTGTTCCGCCGAAAATCAAATGATTCAAAATTGGGAACTAGTGTACACAGCGACGGTACTTGGTTCAATGCCAGAAGATATTGTCAAAACCTTCAAAACCGAATTAGAAAGGAAAAAATGAATGATAAACCTTGTTGCCTGGAAAGAGGCGAAAAACGATGACGAAACTGTCTCTTGCAAGATACAATTAAATTTCAAAGACAAAAGAAGAGTAAAGACAGTACTGAAAGAACTTCAAGAATGGGAGACATCTGGTGAAGGTTACAATTCTAAGAGTAAACAAAATATACTGATACTTAGGAAGATATTCAAAGATGTTAACAACTGGAGGACTTTCCTCAAGAAGTTCCCTTATCGAATAGTGGAAAAAACACCAACAGGAAAAGAAAAGGTATATAATGCAAAGAAAACTATCTAACCCCATCTATAAAATAGCACAGGAAGAGTTAATTGAAGAACTTGCGCAAGCAAACTTGGATGATGAAAAACAACCTATATATATTATCAACAATATGGGCGGTAAGTCTGATGATAAAGACGACATCAGGACCATTAACTGTTATGGCGATATAACAGAGAGAACTGCTGGTGATGTTGTGCAGGCGATGCTGTATTTCAACCACACAAGAACAGAGTCTGTGCAGGGCGCGGACGGCAAGGTTCATGAGGTCACTAGACCATTTAAACTTTATATATCTACTCATGGTGGTGTAGTTTCAGATATGTTTTCTATTCTTGATGTCATGGACTCTATTAAAGAGGATTGTCACATTGAAACAATTGGCATCGGTAAAGTTATGTCTGCTGGTGTCTTAATATTGGCCAATGGATCAAAGGGGAAAAGGAAGATCGGCAAAAATTGCAGGGTTATGTTACATAGTGTTATAAGTGGACATCACGGATCGTTTCCAAATATAGAGAATGAGATGAGGGAGACTAAAGAGTTGCAGGAAATGTATTTTGACTTTTTGTGTACACGTACAAAGTTGACCAGGAAGAAGATTAAAAAATTACTTTTAAACAATGTTGATGTCTATTTATCTGCAGAGGAAGCGATCAAGTACGGCATTGCAGACGATTACCTATGAATGATGTTAACTTAGATAGATTGGTTGAGATGTTTGTAGAGGCAGGGACACCAGTCAATGAAAGAAGAAATAAACCAGAACCAATAGTATATCAACCTATTACAATGGATACTAGGTGGTTTAACAATTTCGAAGACGCTACCTCTGATCAAAATAAGATTAGATTCGAATCAGCGATTGCCAATCTAGCGCCGGGTAGCATCATGCAATTAGATGTCTTTATCAGGGATATGAATTCTTTTTTGCAATCTGAACCAGATCTCGATGATCACGTTGCATCAATTGCCAGAATTGATATACTTAGAACCTTATTGAATTTAGTCACAGGGCCAAACGGCGGTGTGCAAGGTTATTACTTTGAGAATTTTATGGCAGGTCTGTTTAATGGTACCGTCATAACCGATACAAAGAATAATCTTGCAGACGTAGACTTTGATAGCGGCCGCGTATCTCTTAAATTAATTGATCCTAAAGATGGTAGGATATATGGTTCCTGGGGTAATTTACAATTGGAGATGCTAAGGGACGGGCCCTTAACTTTCTACATTGGGTACAAATATCCTGAAGCGCAAAAGGTAATCTTTAAAAGATTTGTTATTACACCAGATGCGTATAGATTACTAGAACCAAAAATAAAAGACGGATCATTCGTTATCAACAAAACCATGCTAACCAAAAGAGAGTTCGAACTTCAGGAAGTAGGTAAATTAGATTTGTCTATGGCAGAGTCTAGAACCGAGCAACTTTTTGCAGGATTGGACAAAAAGTTTAATAGACTTTTTTCTAGTCTCCAAGAACTAAATGACGCCGCAAATAGGTTTAAGACTGAATCAGAGTCAATGGGTAAAGATAAATCTAAGTTAAAGAGCGCAACCACAAGAAAAGCAACAAAGACCAAGAAAGCATCACAAAGTATATAAAAACACTTGACACTTGGTGTATACTTGATTATAATATAACCATACAAAGTGAGGTATAATGAAACAATATTCTGATGGTAAGAATTTGCACCAGTTGATGCTCGACGGTATTAATATTCTTGCCGACAATGTAGCGTCAACTTATGGACCAAAAGGTCGAAACGTAATTTTAAGGAAAAAAGATGGGAGACCAATCATTACAAAAGACGGAGTTACTGTTGCGAGATTTGTCAATCTTGAAGACCCATTCCAGGACGCAGCAGTTGAAATCGTTAAGCAAGCATCGGAGAGAACTAACTCAGATGCTGGAGATGGAACAACTACGTCAACCATTCTAGCGAGAGCGATATTTTCCAAGTCTCTTGACCTGATCGACAGAGGTTTAAGTCCTGTCGAAGTAAAAAGGGGACTTGACAAGGTCTGTAAACTAGTATGCGAAAAAATTGAAGAAAGATCTAAACCAATATCATCAATTGAAGACATAGCGTTTGTAGCAAAAATTTCTGCTAATAACGATCAAGTTGTGGGAGACTTAGTTTCAACCGCAGTCGACAAAGTTGGTAAATGGGGTTCAGTAACTATTGAAGACGGAAGATCCACTGAAACAACCCTGGATTTAGTAGAGGGGTTTAGGTTTCAGTCTGGATATTTATCTAATTATTTTGTAACGGATGAGAGAAGAAATGTTTGTAGATATGAGAATGCTCTACTTTTCTTGTGTGATGCCCAAATTGACCAAGTGCAAACCATATTGCCAGTGTTGGAGATCGCAGCGAGAGAACAAAAACCAGTGGTATTAATCAGTGATGATATCGAGGGACAAGCACTAAGTGCTTTAGTTATGAACTCTGCTCGCGGATCCATGAAAGTCGCGGCAGTTAAATCACCAAAGTATGGAGAAGAAAGAAGGTCAGTAATGTCCGACCTTGCTATTTCAACAGGTGCCAAATACTTTAGAACTATGATGGGCGACCAGATAAGAGAAGTCAGTATAAATGATCTTGGTACTTGTCAAAGCATCGAGATATCAAAGTATGGTACAATAATTGTCGGTGGCGGTGGCGATTTTGAAGAATTGTCCTCAAGACTTGAGGATCTAAAACAACAAGTAAAAGATGCAGAAACGCTAGTTGACGCTGAACAGATACAGGAAAGAGTTACTCGTCTCTCCTCTGGTGTTGCGATTATTCGCGTCGGTGCTGCGACTGAAATTGAAATGATGGAGAAGAAGCATAGGATTGAAGATGCTCTGGAAGCAGTAAGATCAGCACAACAGGAAGGTGTAGTTGCTGGAGGTGGACTAACACTCTATAGAATATCTCAAACAATACTTGATGACATTAGAAATATAGAATTAACTGATGATCAAAAGTTTGCTGCAGAAATATTTTACGATGTTTTGAGATCTCCAATAGACACCATGTCTTGTAATGCCGGTTACGATTTTGAAACAGTAAATTCTGCGATAGAAAATGAAAAAGATAGTGTTGGATATAATTTTTTGACCGGGGAAGTATCCGAAATGTTTGATAGTGGCATCATAGACCCAGCGAAGGTTACAAAGAATGCTCTGGTTAACGCTGTCTCCGCTGCTGGCACTTTATTGACAACTAATTTTGCAATTATTGAAGAACAGCAGTGATTAGACACTATTTATACTAGTGACGTTTCGGAGGGTGTTGTCATGTCTGGAGATGGTATTTCACAGGAGTTTATTGTTGAGTTAACGAGAAAGATGGACAAACTTTGTTTGACTATTGAGCAAGTTAAAGAAAGACAAGATGAGATGCTAGATAATGTTGCCAAGATAAAGGAAGCAGTTTACAATCCAGATGAAGGACTGTACGCAAGAATTAGAGCACTTGAAGCATGGAAAGAGTCTTCATCAAAAATAATTTGGACCTTGTTTACAGCGGTCATAGGTTTGGCAAGTGCCCTAGTTTTGAAGATTTTTAATTGAAAAGAAGGTAAAATTGAAGGTTAAAGTTTCGTACACAGTTGATTTAGAAGAAATACCTAATGTCGTCAGGCAAATGGTCAATAGTACCCACGATATGCAGGATGAGATTGCTGAATTGACAAGTCAATTATCAAGAGGCGATCTTGGTGTCACATCTCTTAAAAATTTAGATAGATTGAGGGAAATATCAGAGCAAATGTCCACTAAATTTGAGGAGTGCCAGTCGATCCTAACTGGATTTTTAACGGCCGTTTTTAATCAAAACGAAGAAGACATAAACAAAATTGCTGAACAAGCAGCAAAACAATCGGAGGATCTTGAAAATGATAGCAACATTTGAGCATGTAGTCCACACTTCCGTACCGCTAAGAAAGTATGAAAGCAGACCAATAAGCATAAACATATTAAATGTAGTCTCTATTGAACCTGCAGATCTACACAAGATAATTAAAGAGGTCAACGGCGAGCAAGTTCCACCGGGAAGATTAACAAAAATTGTCTTTTCTGCTGGTAGTGAAAGACAAAGCATAACTGTCTTGGGAAGTTATTCAGAGGTTGTCGACATAATACGAAATACAAAAAAAAGGGAACTGTTAAATGGATAATTACAAATATATTGTTTACGGTCTAAATTCCTGTCCTTTTTGTGTTGAGGCAGTTTCGTCCCTTAAGGAAAGGAAACTTAATTATGTTTACGCAGAACTTACAAAAACACCTGAGTTCTTAAGAGAAGTAAAAGAATTTTATGATCATTCCACAATACCAATTGTCTTGCGTATTGATTCAGAATCTGGTAAGGTAGAATTAATCGGTGGTTGTGATGACCTGAAGGAGAGTTACGTTGATTGAATGTGATTTAGAAGAGATTCCAGAATTTGAGATGTTAAGTTCCAACTCTAAACTGAAGCGTGGTCGTTACCATGGTTCTATGTTTTGGAATGTTACTGGTTTTGGTAAGAGTAAATGGATTATTGCAGCAAGAATACTATTTGACGACAATGTGACGAAGAATATTACAGATGAGCAGATTATAGAGGGTTGCATGGAGTTTCTAAACACTCCGCCGCCTCGCAAAAAGTTCCAAAGAAGAATACTTAAACCAAAATATGGCAAACTTGAATTACACAGCGGCAAGATTTTAACAAAAGATAATAAGTCTTTCATAAGTGCGTTGCTTATCACAGATAAGCGAAAGAGTAAACATTTTTGGGGTAAGGGAATTGTCACAACAAAATAAAAAACTATCATACAAGTTTAAACCAGAAGATTTAAAAGAGTGGAAGACAATGTCTGCTAGATACCATGGCATGACAAAGATGTTAATTGCACACTATATGTGCGGTGATGGTAAGTGCTCAGATCTTACTCTTAATGAAATACAGAAACTTTGTGTTAACTCTCATATTTTCCTTGATTATATAAAAGAGATGGAAAAAGTAATAGAGTTAGATGATCAAGGTTTCCTTGATATAAACGAAACAGAACTGGCGAACCTGTGGAAGTGCTTGATGGCACTAGCAGAGTCTCGCAAGTCCCTGCTCGTATCATCTATAAGTTTGAGCACACACTGATGAGTATGTTATGGGGCATAGTTTTAGTGTTCTTTGCACAGGTAATTGGATGGTTTCAGTTAAACGCGCAATATACCTCTGACTGGTGGAAAGATAAACCCATATACGCAGCGTTCCTTTTGGGAGTTCCTTGTTCAATATGTTTTTGGTATTCTTGGAAGTTTATTGTTGATGAAACTGGATCAGCGTGGACTGGCAGATTTATTGGTTCATCGATGGGGTATATTATTTTCCCTCTTTTAACTTGGTATTTTCTAGGTGAAAGCATGTTTACGGTGAAAACGATGATTTGCTTTGCTCTTGCACTTTTAATACTTTTTATTCAACTTTACTATTGACAAATATATACATCGTGTTTATTATTAACATATGGTTAGATTGCTTCGGGATTTAACCATAAATTGCAACTTGCTTAATAAGGAGGAAACAAAAATGACAGACGCAATTGCTACATATCGACCTGGACTTCTAGGTCACAAGGTTATTAACGAGGTCTTTGATAATTTTTTCAACGACTTTCCCACTCATCTTAAGGCATCTACACAGGGATACCCCGTTGCCGACATTTATCGAGACGATGATGGTTCCACTGTGCTAGAGTTTGCTTTGGCAGGGTTCAAGAAGAAAGAACTGACCATTGACATTCAACCTGATAAGAGGAGTATCACAATCGCTGGACAAGTGGATGAAAGCAATCCAAAGAGACAGAGGATCGCACGCAGGAACTTTACCAGGACCTATGTGAATTACGATGATAATCTTGACCTGACTAAAGTAGAGGCACAGTTCGAGAATGGTTTACTATCAGTTAGAGTACCACAAAGACCGGAAGTTAGTCCATTGAGGATTGACATTAAATAATATAAGGGGGCAAATCGCCCCCTCTTTTCTTAACACTTATCACTATTTACTGTACTAACAAAAGGCAATCACTATGAGCAACGTTACGAAAGAAATCGATAATTATTTTAAATCAATAATATCAGAAAAAGATGAGCGGTCAAGACAATATGGTGTTTACCAGTTCTATCTCATGCTTGGATATAAAGCAGAATCAGCGGGAGAGTCTGGGTACAGAGGTCTTGAGGACATCGTTGCTGACATTCGTGCAATACCAAGTGTAACCGTTGTTACGATTATGGTAAAAAATCAAAAAATATCTGAAACAGACTATATTGCCGGATTAAAAATAAAATTCATACCAAGTTTACCAGGGTCCATTAGATCACCGGAAGACGCCAAATCATCTATTTTAAGGTTGATAAAATCAACTAGGGGTGTCAGGAAACTGTTCAAGGTATCACAAGGGTTTGAAAAGACAACAGTATGAACAAAGATTTGTTATGTGAATATTTTGAAAAATACCTAATCGATAAATTTGTATTACAACTTATTTCGTATGAATTAAAAGAAGTGAAAGGGTCGTCAGATATAAGCATTAAGTTGCTTGAAAGTAGTGACTACATCACTATCGATGGGTCTGGGGTGGGTCTGGCAGATTCTGCTTTTGATGCTTTGCTTGGTAAGTATTCTAGTAGGTATGCATCTTTAACGACTATTGATTTGTCAGATCTGTACTTTCAAATTGATCACGGTGGCGATAGAAGTATGAATTTTAGATCCAAGACTGATATAAAAGTTGAGTTTTTAAATGCGGCAAACAGGAAGACATGCTTTAGTGAGAGAACAACATCGATAGGTTTTACAACGGTTAGCGTTTTAACAAAGGCAGTTGAATTTTACATAAATTCTGAATTACTTTTTAAAAGAATTAAATACTTAATTGAAGACGCGAAAGACAGAGGAAGATCTGACATAGCAGCAGGACTCGTATACGATTTATCAAAAGTCGTGGAGGTAACAAGTTATCAGGATATCACCTAACAGGATAGAAAATCTATCTTTAATATTTTGGTCTTTGCTTTTTACACTAGTTATATTTCTTTTAAAGTCTTATTCAGAAGAAAAAGAAAGGAGAGAAGAGCAACCACAACAGTACCAATGCGAATGTAGATACTAGTTACTTTATGAGCAAGGTCAATCTTGGTAGACCTGTCGTTGGTGATCTAGTTAATCACTATGCGTTCAGCAGGTTGTCATGGTTAGGTTTAGTGTTGAAGATTACTTTTGCCGAAAATGATAAGGATGATAGAGCATTTGTTAAGATGATACCTGGAACTAAGCATGAAAACTTTTTTCACGGTGGAAATGGTGGTTGGGTTTATCGAAAGTGGCTTTGGGTTTATAAAGGAGAAATATCTTATGATGAAAAAACTAAAACCATTATTTATAGAGAACAGCAGGGTGCCAGTCTGGTTGTCCAAGGTAGCACCGATTGAAATTTATGCGTTATCTTTTGGTGTATTTGTTTGGTGTAGATTCCTCTTGTCTCCTACGACCAAGAGGCATGAAACCATACACTTTCAACAGCAACTGGAACTAGCGTTTGTAGGGCAGTGGATACTCTATGTTCTTTTCTGGTTAGTAGGATTTGTTATTTATCGTGGCGACGGACGTAAAGCATACTACGAATCGCCATTCGAAAGAGAGGCATATGCTAACGACCATGATAAGGAATATCTGGAAAATAGACCCAGGTATAACTGGGTTAGGTACATTATCAAGGGTTCACAAAATGCGGAAGAAAAGACAAAAACTAAAGATTAGAAACCCCATTGCTGTTGCTTTACAAAAGCGTCACGGCGGTGGTGTGAAACCACACAAAAATAAAAAGAAATATACTAGAAAATTAAAACACAAAACGCTTGACTTTTAAATAAATTTACATTATATTAGTTAAATAATGAAAGGGATTAACATGAATCTTGGTTACGCATGTATAAACATGACCTTGTCGAACAGACCAAAGAGCAAAAGGGTCACCACAAATCGTTCTATGATTAGAAGAACATTTCTTGAAAAGGGTTTACCTTATGCCTCAGAACTTGGACTTCAAAATGCAAAAGACCTTATTGAAATCTTAAGGTGGAATGAAAACAATGGTATCAAGTTTTTTAGAATGTCATCTGACATCTTCCCTTGGTCATCGGAGTATAATCTAAAAGACTTGCCAGACTACGAAGAAATTGCGTGGTATTTGGATAAAGCAGGACTGTATGCTTGGAAGCATGGCCATCGCATTACGACACACCCAGGACCTTTTAATGTTCTTGGGTCGCCAAATGAGGACACAGTTAAAAAAACCATTAAAGAACTTGAAACTCACTCAGAGGTTTTTGACTTGATGAGATTACCTGATACCCCTTATGCCAAAATCAACATTCATGTTGGTGGAACGTATGGCGGAGATTTTTCTAATACTGCTGATAGGTGGATTAGGAACTACATGAAGTTGTCCTCTAATTGCCAGAATAGACTAACCCTGGAAAACGACGATAAAGCAAGCATGTGGTCAGTTAAGCATTTGTATGACTATATTTACAGTGTCATCAGAGTGCCTATTGTTTTTGATTATCATCATTACAAGTTCTGTCAAGGGGGACAAACAGAGGAGGAGGCATTGAAGATGGCAGCGTCTACTTGGGAAGGTGTAACTCCCGTTGTTCACTTGTCAGAATCTAGAAGAAAAGAGCAAGCGGATAATAAGATTAAAGAACAGGCGCATTCAGATTATATTTATGGTGCTGTAGATAACTATGGCGTTAACTATGATATGATGTTAGAGTGTAAGATGAAAGAGTTAGCGCTTTTGAAATACAGAGCGATATTGAATTTAGAAGAGTGTAGTGATGGTAAAGAAGAAAAGGCATGTTGCTAAGGCATTAACCTGGAGAGCAGTCGGAACAGTAGATTCATTTGGTTTGGCGTGGTTTTTAACAGGCAGCGTAGAATTGGGCGCAGCGTTTAGTGCAATGGAGTTCGTAACTAAGACAATTTTATATTATGTGCATGAGCGTGTTTGGTACAAATTTAAGTGGGGCGTCAACGAAAAATCTTGAAAGTGGGAGACTTAGTAGAGTATGCCCATTGGGAAAAGGTGGAATTACTTACTCCAGATGTTAGAGTAGGCGTGATAATCATCGGACCTAACGAGGTTGGGAAAGTAAGAGTTATGTTTGGAGATCGCAAAATGTGGGTATGGACAGGCGACTTAAGGTTGTTGAGCAGTGTTAAGTAACTTAAACAATGTCAAAAAGGGCGATGTTATTTTAACAGAGTTCGGTTCTGGAGTACTTATAAGAGAGACGCGTGCAAGGTGGTTCTATCTATTCAAAGGCAAGATTTTATCAATGTCTAAGTCAGTATTTTGGCATAGTATTGATATGGGTTACATGAAGGTTTCATATGTTGAGAGTAAAAAATATAGAACTAAACAAAAAAGATTTAGAACATTGGATCTAAGGCAAAAGACATTAGAAGATGCTGAGTTTATTTTTCACAAGTTTATTGATTTTGTGAAAACTCCCTTCAACATAGTGTTAAACTATGAAGAAGGATTAGATTTTCACAGTCTCACCAGTCAATTAGAAAAGTATGGTTATGCCTTTACTTGGGAAAAGATTGGTGATAGAACAATTATAAAGGTTAAACAATGAAAAAAGAAAAAGTGAACCATCCAGATCATTACAACAAAGGCGAATTTGAAGTCATTGATGTTATCGAAGATTGGTTTGATGGACTTGACTTTTGTGCAGGTAATGTGATAAAATATGTAGCAAGATATAAACACAAGGAGAAACCAATTGAAGACTTAAAAAAAGCAAAGTGGTACCTTAATAGAATGATTGATCAGATAACCAGAAAAGGAGATAACAATGGGTAAGAAAACAATCGCAAAGCAAGGAAGAAATGTAATGGTCCATTACAAGGGATCATTTCGGGATGGAACTGTATTTGACAGTTCGTATGATAGGGGTGAACCTATTAACTTTACTGTTGGAACAGGGCAGATGATTCCCGGTTTTGATGAAGCAGTTTCAGGCATGAGGGTTGGCGAGACAAAAAATGTTACGCTCTCTCCCGATGAGGCGTATGGGTCTCACAATCCAGATGGTGTACAAGAAGTCAACAAGGAGCACTTCCCAGATGATTTCGAGTTTGAGACAGGTGTCGTGATCGAGGGACAAGTTGGAACTCAACCTGTCCGAGGCATCATAAATTCGATTAACGAGGAGACAGTTACTGTTGACTTTAATCACCCTATGGCGGGAAAGGATCTTAATTTTGAAATTGAGTTAGTTCAAGTAGAGTAGTTCTCTTTTAAAAACTATTTATTATATGGAAAGAGAGTTTGAGGTCGGGCAAAAGGTCTACCTGCGAGACTATCCTATGGGTAGACCTTTAAATATATTTGGCAAGGTCGTTGGATACAGCGGCAAACAATATATTAACGTCCTCTTGATGAATGGCATAAATGCAGAACAGATTAAACCGTACAAACAATGGGATTTGATGAGTGAAGAATGCGTATTGAGTCTAAGGAACAAAGAACAGGCAAAGGATATAGATGGCACACTAGAGAGTACGACAACAGTGGAATGATGATGTCGGAATACTCTGGGTACGCTATTGATAACCTAGACACTAAAGATCTGGACGATGCAAATGGTGATTTTGAAAAGATATTTATCCATTCAAGAAACATACTGTCTGAGTATGAAAATCAAAGCGGCGCTCTTTCTGAAATAAGTTTAGATGTTTGCCACCACCTGGCAAGACAATTGTCTAGATATTTTGGAGAAAAAAGGTGAAAAAAAGAAGTGAGATACTTAAAGGTTGCCTAGTCAAATTAAAACCAGGTAGGTGGTCTGACCATATTGATGAAACCCGTATGGGTATTGTGCTCGAAAGAGATAAAGTCGAAGCAAAGGTTTTGTTTTTTACTGGTCATATTGAAACTCACTGGACTAAAAGTTTACAGAGGATTTGACCATGTGGTTTTGGAACTTAATTAAGTTTAACGCTTTTATTGACATTGTTTGTCTGGTAACTATAGGAACCCTATTACTAAAAGTACACTCCCTAGAAAAAAGGTTAGAAGAATGGAAAATATCAAACAAGGAGAAGCAGTAATTTTTACTGCCACTTATGATCTCTTTGACACAGACGTTATGGGCATGGAAGGTATGTTTTACAAAAAGACATCGGAGGATAAATGCTTAGTGTACGTGCCCAGTGTCGATGAATGGGCGGAACCAAAAATCTCAATCGTTAAACAAAAAAAACCTGGACATGTACCAAGAAAGTATGCTAATCTATGTAAACACATTAGAGAATTACAAATAACTGCGTAGTTGAAGTTGAGGTGGTAGTATGAAAATGTTCTTGTTATTTTTCGTTTTTGTTTTGCAGGGTTGCTTAATTGTGGTCGACGACTGCGATATAAACCATCCAGATTATGAATACACAGAGACAGACTGCTACTATACGATTGACACAGTTAGAGTGTGTAACAGGCACTATTGTTGGAATGAAACAAGAGATGTGCATGTTTGTGAAGAGTATCACGTTTGCAGAGAAGGCGTGTGGGTTGTGAGATGAGCAAATTGAAAGAAAGCAGGATCATAGAAAAAATATCATATCTTTCAGACGGTACTAGGAAAAGTATTAATGCGACTAACAACGGCACCTTTAAGTTTCCTGTTGTTGAAGTCATAGAGGGACAGAGAAGGGTTATGCGTAGGGAACTGACCGCAAAAGAATTTGTTCATCACCCTAGCATTGTAAACGCTGACCCCGTTGTAACTTTAAAAGATGGCACTAAGATCAGAGTTTTTAACGGAGGTGACCCTTCCTACTTGCCTGCAATGTCAGAGGGAATACTCAACAAAAATGATAAGTTTGAGACATTAAGAAGGAAGTTTACAGACCAGAAGAAAAAAAGAAGAGAAAAGAAGAAGGATGCTAATGATACAGACGAGTACGATAGTCCTTTTTCAGGTTGGAATTTTGATTATTATGATTAGGCAGGAGTTTGATATAGGCGATTTAGTTAAATTAGTTGGACCAATTGGTGCAGCGGGTGAGGTTGGTTTGGTTACTGCAAACAACAGGATACAAGAACTTCCGGAAAGGAGTGACTACCACTGGCACCGTGACGAATATCGCTGTTTAGTAAAATTAACCACTGGTGAGTGCGAGTGGGTTAGGGCGAAATTTCTTAGAATTATTTCTAGAGCAGGAGTGTTATGATATGTTAGAAATTGTGGGTGAAGTTTTCATTCTTGCTGCTGCAATATTTGTTGGCAGTGTAGCATTTGATTGGTGGCGAAACAGGAGAAGATATTAAAATGTTTTGGACGAACTTTTTTTCTTGCTTTGCCGCAATAATTTTGGTAGAATACATTAAATTGTTGTTGAAAGACACGTGATTTATTACAAACAATAGGAGGTAGTATGAGAAGTAATAAAAATTTGTCAAATTTGTGTTTCCTGGCGTCGTTGGCATCGGTAGCATGCTCAATTTTGACGTGGGTGACAGTATCACCAGATGACCCAGCGCATGCTGAGAGGTTTGGTATTTTCATTGGTTTATGGGCACCGACACTTATGGGGTTGTCTGTTTACTTTAAGGAGGATTGACATTGAGTCCTAACCTTGCAGAGTTTTTAAAAGTATTTACGATTGTATTTACTTTTTCCAGTATGATCTTAATCGGCCGACGCATGATGGTGGCAGATGTTGAGGAAGAAGAAGAGGAGCGTGATAACGTTGTTGATTTACCTGGTTATGTTGATAGCGTTGATTACGATGGAATGGGAAATTATGGGAGGTTCCCCTCTAAAAAGAGGAAGAGGTAAGTGATTCAAAGCCCTGGTAGTTCAGTTGGATAGAACATCGGACTTCTAATCCGTAGGTCGCAGGTTCGAATCCTGCCCAGGGTGCCACTTTTACATCAAAATGTTTAACAAATCAGAATATTTCAAAAAATGGGACCCTGCAATTGACTACAGGAGTAACCCAAAGTTATATAAAATAGGAAGAGGTCAACAGGGTGTGTTGATCTGTGAACCCTATAAGTCAGAGATCTGTGCGCACTGGAGGTTTAAAACACTGGAAGAAGCACAACGCTCCAGCGAAAAGATATATCTTATGTTTGAAGAGTATCTTGATATTGGAGATTTTGTAGGTGCAGATATGGCGAAAAAGTTTCTACACATGGGTTTTACAAGGTCAAGAAGGTATGCAAACCACAGAGATGGCATAAAATACAGTTCTAGTGGTGACATACTGCCACAAGAACCAGATGCATTAACTTGCGAGAAGGCACAGTCTGCTGTAGTCTTTCGTGAAGTATGGAAACTTGCAAGAGAAAATAAAAAATATCTTGACTTAAAAAATAAACACCGTATAATAGAAAAATCAATGGAGGATAATTATGTTTAAGACACCGCTTAGATACCCTGGTGGTAAATCCAGAGCAACAGGCAGACTGAGTGCTGACTTCCCAAAAGGTTTCTCAGAATATAGGGAACCGTTTTTGGGTGGTGGATCCGTTGCGATTGCTGTTACTACCTCTAATCTTCGACCTATTGATGTTTGGGTCAATGATGCTTACTATAACCTTTATAATTTTTGGGTTCAACTAAGAGATCGCGGACAAGATCTGCAAGATGAATTAATAAGGATTAAAGAACCCATTAATTATGTTGCGAAACCATTGCGCAAAAATAAAATTCATAAATCTCAGTGGGACAAGTCGATACTTGATAATATAGGAAAGCATCGTGACCTATTCAATAAGGCAAAGTCTGAGATTGGCAGCGTTGATAATTTTACAAAAGCAGTTTACTTTTGGATTCTAAACAAGTGCAGTTTCTCAGGATTGGGTGAGAGTAGTTCTTTCTCTGAACAGGCATCAGAGCAGAACTTTAATCTTAGCGGTATGCATAAACTAACACAGTACACAAAAGCAATCAAAGATTGGAAGATCACTAATTTAGATTATGCCGATGTTATGAACGCACCTGGTGGTGATGACTGTTTTGTCTTCCTTGATCCGCCTTACAATATTAAAGATAATCTTTACGGTAAGAACGGCGATATGCATTCTGGTTTTAACCATATGAAGTTTTACGAAGATGTTGTTAAGTGTCCTCATGATTGGATGATAACTTATAATTCTAACGAAGTTTTGAAAAAAAGATTTTCAGATTATTATTTTAATGATTGGGACTTGACATATACAATGCAATCTAGTAAAGTATATTCACAGTCGCAAAAAGATCGAAAAGAATTATTGATTACAAGTTATGAAAGGAATAACAATGATCAACTTGAAAAATGATGTAAACTGGAAAAAAGTGTTTGGAGTAATTAATTCAGTTAGCACCCTGACAAGGAATCAAACTAGACCACTGCGAACTGAGATTGTAGAGATGGCAATTGCCAAATACAGTGGTGGCAAGTTAAAGTATGTTGGTGACTCTGCTGATGGTATGGACTTTGAAGGTTCTGATGGTCTTCGCTATGAGTGTAAGATGCAGGGTACAATCTTTCAACCGACTACACCCCACAGTGCAAAGGTTATTTTGAAGAATCACTACTCTACTAAGAAGCATGATATCAAAAAAACATTTGACAAGATGATTTTTATTGACACAAAGAAGAGAAAGGTTGGCGTAGTAGACTTTGAACAATTGTCGATAGAGAATAAGTCTGCTGATGTTAAGTGCTGGGTAAAAGACCAAAGTGTAGTGGACATCGTTGCTGACGGCGTGACTGCTGACAAGAGTTATGATGGGTTAAACATGGAGCAAGTTATATTTGAAGCGATCCAAAAGAGTATGAAGTAATGGCGTATTCTAAGGAAGTTTTAGATCATTATGATAACCCAAGGAACGTGGGGTCGCTCAACAAAGATGACCAAGACGTTGGAACTGGTTTGGTAGGCGCACCTGCCTGCGGCGATGTCATGAAGTTACAAATTAAGGTTGGTAAAGATGGTGTCATAGAAGACGCAAAGTTTAAAACTTACGGTTGTGGGTCTGCAATTGCGTCTTCGTCTTTGGTAACCGAGTGGATTAAAGGTAGAACGATTGATGAAGCATCAGATATAAAGAATACTGACATCGCAAGTCATCTATCTTTACCACCAGTTAAGATACATTGTTCGGTCTTGGCCGAAGATGCAATTCGTGCTGCAATCGAAGACTATAAAAATAAAAATAATTCTTGACAATTAAAATAAAAGTTTATATAATACATTCACAACTTAAATGAAAGGACATAATATGTCGTTGCATCCTAATGTTCAGAAAATTGCTAAATTAATCACTTCAGAGATTAGAACCATTGAGGACAAGAAGACCAAGTGGGCATCGTTTAAGAGAGAGAACGCTCAGAAATTCAAGGAACTATTGCACCTTGAGCACACCGATATGAAAAACCCTGGAGAACTATTAGGGTTTGATATTGATGAAGAGCGTCAACTGATTCTGTTAAATTATACAGGTCAGGCACACAATGTATTACATGAAGTAGATCGAGGTTGGTCACAACCCCTGCGCGACATGCGCGGTATGATCTACGACTTCAGTGTGGAGGAACCAGTTCTCGTTAGCAGAGGATTCGAGAAGTTCTTCAACTACAGTGAGTTGCCAGAAAATACGTATACGGAACTCACTCGAAAGTATGGAAACAGGACGTACCGCGCAAGAGAAAAAGCAGACGGTCATATGATCGAATACTTTGTGCACAACGGTGAACTGTGTTCCTCCACGCGAGGTAAATTTGGAACAATAAGTGCGGAGATTGCAAGTAGTATGCTTTCTCTTTCGGACTTTCGACAAGTAGAGGAGACTATCGGTTGTAAATTAATGACATTGGTTGTAGAGTTAATTCATCCGTACACAAAAGTCTTCGTTGATTATGACAATGCGGAAACGCTATACTTGTTGAACGCATACGATTCCGATGGCGAGTCCCTGTGTCTCGGAGATCTGGAGTATATTTGCGAGTCAATGCCGCACCTCTTTATCTGTCCTGATTCTCGTGTGATGACGTTGAACGAAATTGTTGATGAAGTCAGCAGTCGATCAGTGTCTAATCACGAGGGTTGGGTCATGAATTTTGATGGACAACTTATAAAATTTAAATATATCAACTACATTGGCGAGATGGTTAAAAGTAAATTAAGTTACAAGTATATCATGAATTGCATGATCAAGGGTCGTCTTGATAAGATGATGCACATGTTGCCTGAAGAGATCAGGGAAGTAGCGTATAAGATGGTTGATGTTGTTAATGAGACTGCTAGTGAGGCACAGAACGTAGGTGATCATAAAATCCTCTACAACTTACATAATGACAATGAAGGTGGTGAGAATTACTTCAGGACTGTGTGCAGGAACTTTTACAGGTTCGTTACAGCGTAGGAGTTATAAATGGACATAGGTGCTATACTTTTAGTTGCTTCTTATGCTTATCTACTATCTGCATTAGTTAGGTTTTTTGTGGCAAGGTCTTCTCCTTCGGTAGAAGAGGAAAGAAAAAAGAGGGTTGATAGTCTTTATGGTAGAGAAGAGACAGATAATCAAAAACATAACAGACTATCTCGTTAACGTAATCGAGGTACCAAGACAAGAATTTTCAGGATTTGCCGTTTGTCCGTTTTCAAAATCTGAAAGGGTTAAGGGTAGACTGATGGTTGACGTGCTAGATCACTCTAGTGAATCATTCTTAGATTGTATGAATAGAATGACTGAGAAGGGTTGCACTTCAGCAGTCTTGGCACTTTTTGATGGTGGTGTGCCTGTTGTGATGGACAAATCGGAAACGGTTGGGTTTTCAAAGTTTCTGAATAGGATTATGAGAGACAATGGGATATTGGGTTATAAAAATATATGCACTAATCCCAGTGATGAGGTAGATGCAGATGGATACAATCCAAGATCCCAGTCTCCATACTTCCTTATTGTAATATCAGAGACAGATGACCTTGATAAAAAAAGAAAGTCCTTGACAAAAACAAAATACTACGATAAGATGTCTGACAAATATAAAAGATTTCTTAGTTTGGACCTGTAGTTCAGTGGTTAGAACACCCGGCTCATAACCGGTTGGTCCTCGGTTCAAATCCGAGCGGGTCCACCAAGGGTCGCTGGCGCAATTGGCAGCGCATCGGACTTTTAATCCGTTGGTTCTGGGTTCGAGTCCCAGGCGACCCACAATCTCCTCCTCGGCCGGATGGTGTTCGGGAGGCGTCTTATAAGCGTCTTGAAGCAGAGTTCAATTCTCTGGGGGAGGACTACAATTTATTGGAGGTTAGTGTGAAAAGACTTATAATGGAAAATTTGCCAACATCACAGAAAAGGCAACATTTAGATACGCTAGTCAGTGGTATTTTTTGTGACTTACAGCAACTTGATGAGAATGTAGATTTACACAGTATATACAGGATTATTAAAGTGCTGCACGATGAACAAGACCTATTTATCTTTAGTGATGGTACGGTTGCAGCAACAAAGAAGGGACTTAATAAGTATGGATAGGAGGATTGCTGATGCGTTCGGACAAGTGGTGTTACTATTCAGACCCAGATTTAAAAACAGAGAAAATCCTCAAGGTGAACGTACCAATATCTAAACGTCAAGCAATTTTTATTATAAAAAAAAGATTGCAAATTTCAAAAATTTATTATATTATTAGTTGTAAATCGAAATGAACGGAGGTCTTTCATGATTAAGCGAATCGAAAAAGCAATTTATTCTGTTAAACTATCTTGTGCTGCTGGTGTTATAACCGAGACAACTACAAATAGATTTTCCGATTTTCTTAAATCAATTTTAAGGCAGGTAGAAAGTAACAGGACACTTTCAGGTGGTCAGGAAAAATACCTATCTGATATTGAAGAGGTATGTTCTAACAAGTCGATTGAAGAGTCTCTACAGTGGGCAGTCGACTATAATGATGACCTGAGAGAAGCGGCACTTATATGCGCTCAGTACTACCAGGCACTAGATGATTCGAATCAGGGCAACTACTTTTCCAAGCAAAGGGAAATTGTCCTCAATGATCCTTCGGGTCATGTATTGAGTAAAAAGCAGTTCAAAGGCATGTGTGGCAATAAGTTTGCTGTTAAAGTTTTACAAGAGATGAAAAGAGAACCTAAGTTTTCTGTTGGGCAAATGGTCTTACTAAGGTCAACCAATAGACTTGACATGGCACCCATTGCCAATAGAGGGGCAGCAAGATTTGCCTACAACTTACACCGCGCCGCCGTCAGGGGTGAAAAAGTTATGGCACTTGTAACGTCTGTTGACCCCATACCAATTTACAGGGCGTCTAAAGGTGGTAGAGTGTACAGTATTTTACCAGTGGGTTCACAGAATATGCTGTATTCATCCGAGAAAGACCTAAAGAGCGTTAGAACCTAATGGAGGTTGGTACTCTTGTACAACTTTTTACACGCTCTGTCTTGAGAAGCGAAGAAATTAATATCGGAATCATACTGAAGGGTCCAGAGTGGAGGGGAGGATTCATAGAGTCTTACTATGTTAAGTGGGCAAATGAACAGGACTTGCTTGATAACCCAGGATGGATGCCTGCAACACACCTAAAGCGTTTTGAAAAATAATTTGACAAACAAAACAAATTTTGAAATAATACATTTATATTAAATCTAAAAGGGTTCGATAAATGATTCGATCAAAGAATGAAATGGAACAGCAAAAGTTGGAGATTGACTTAACTGGTCCTGAAGGCAACGCATACGTATTAATGGGTTATGCTAGAACGTGGGGTAGGCAACTTGGTTGGTCGCAGAACAAAATAAATGCTCTAATCAAGGTCATGATGTCTAGCAATTATGAAGTTTTGGTGCAAGTGTTTGACAATCATTTTGGTGACTACGTTACTTTGTGGAGGTGATATGAATCTGGATTTTATTAACCTAATGGAAGAAGTGATGACTTCAACTATAGCAATGTATTCAGAGTCTGTCTTAAATAGACAGATAAGTTTTGACCGCGCTGTTAAGGAAATACACTTTGCTACGAAAGCAGACGAATACTTGATTGAAGACGCTCTGTCTGAACATATACTAAAGGTATGTCCACTGAGGGATCAAACAACATGAAAGAGTTTCTTTGGGTCGCTCTTGGTTTTATTCTCGGTTCTGCTATTGGAGTTCATGGTCTTATGGAAATAGTAGATAAAGTATTGAAATTGTTTAACTTTTGATTTTTATTTGCATTTTTAATTATTTTATGATCTAATACAAACATGGAAGCGATAATCATAACAGCAGTATTCTTTACGTCATCGTACTTAATTGGATACTTGGTTTACGGTGGGTAATATGGATGGTTCTTTGTTGGAGTTTCAGTTAGCAGAAATATCTGACTCTATTTGGTCGGTGTTCTGTGCTTTGTTGTTTGTATCTGGTCTTGGTTTGTGGATCCACGCAACATTTTTCATGGAGGGTGACAAATGAGAGTGGGTAATTTAGTTCGAGTGAGGAACAGACCTGATTTAATTGGGATGATTTTAGAGAGGCATAAGTTCCAATTTATTACGAGGAACTACGTCATATGGAATCACCGTGGTGATATTGTTAACGATGTTGCTGCTGATCTCTGGTTTAACGATGAAGATTTGGAGTTGGTGCGGTGAATATGAATATCTTATATATAGTCGGTCCTTTGTTTGCGATTTTTGCAATGCTGATGATGATTGCGTTACCACTATCGACAGACCCTTATGATGAAGTCCACTGTGATGACTGCCCAAGCGTAGAATGTCAATGCATACAAGATGTTAAAGGCAACTGGATGCTAAGTCCAGAAGTGGGCGAGTGATGAAAGCAGGCGATTTGGTAATGTGGAAGTACAACGGTGTGTTAAACCCTGATAAGATGGGCATCATCGTCTCGGACTATACACAGTCAAGAGGAAAAGATGGTTTTATCCTTAAAAATATCTACTGGATGGATATGCAATGGGTCAGACCGATTGAGCAGCAATACTTGGAGGTTGTCAGTGGCACTTGAAACAAAATGCTTGACACCAGACGCAAACTTTACTACAATAATATCTGGAAATAAAGTAGAGTCAAAAGTTATTTTACCATTTCAGATTGAACTCAATGAAGAGCAAGCAGAGATTTTAGAAAAACTGATTCATAACCAAATGGAACTTGTACTCAGGTGTTACTTCAATGAAAGTCGGTGATTTAGTCAAAGGCACTTATGATACGAACAAGTATCGCACAGGAATTATACTTCGTATGGTATCAGATAAGTCATGGGGTGAAGTCGCTCACGTAATTTGGAACTCAACACCCGTAGGTTTATCACAAACTGGGGCCGTTTGGGTGAAAACCTTGGAGATTATAAGTGAAAGT